GAAAGGACGCTTTGCATTCTTACCAAGAACTTGATCGTAAACGGTAGTAGAACCTGCAGGAACTAATAAACCACTTACACGACCTGAACCTGCAGGGATGTCTCCACGCATTGTTGGGTCGTTCAAGTATTTCCAATCAGACTTGTAGAAGTCATAACCACGACGGAATCCTGAGAACCCAAGGTTCAAAGCCATATTCTCGTCATTGTCGAAAAGACCGTATGAAGTACCACCTCCACCATAAGAGTTTTGAGCAGCCAACATATCGTCAATGTCAAACGAGAAGTCACGATCAACGAAAAGAACATTCTCCTCGATAGCACCCTGCTTGTCAAGACGAGAAATAATCTGATCAAATTCAAGAAGGGTTGTTGGGTTTCCACCTGACCATACGTTACCACGCTGACCAACAGAGTAGAAGATACCGTCTGACCCGTCTACAGTTGCTATAGCTCCTGAAAGTGCTTCAGCAGGAACAGCCTCAATCATTGCAGTCTCCAAGTAATCGTCGAAACGAAGACGAGTCTCATGCTCTGATTTTAAGTACCATAGGTATCCTGAAGCACCGTTTTCAGTAGTTACTTCAACCCATCCGATCTGAGCCATGTCAGAACCGTTAACAGCGTACTTATCCTTCAAGATGATCGGCTTATTCTCAAAGATATCATCTTCAGCCTCAAGAGAACCCTCCATTCCATCTGTTCCTTTTCCGAACTCAGAACCATAAATAAACACAGTTGTTTGGTCGCCAAGAGCAGCAACCTGACCTCCTGTTTCGTAGTAAGCTACAGTAAAGGTTGTTGCAGTAACCGCAGTAACGATAGCTTTATTGAAACCTGCTCCGCCTTCGTCAATAATCATTACTGTCTGTCCAACACGGATAGCAATATTACCTGTTAATGTATCATTAACCGTGATTATAGCCGTTGGTGATGCTGCAGCAGCAGCAGATGTACAGTTAGTGTACTTAATGTGAAGACGACCTTGCTCTGACCACTTAATGAGGTCGGAGTTAGAAGGCATCTCAGCTCCTACCATACGGAGGAAAGATGAGATTGTACGATTTCCGTAACGCTCGAACTCCTTCTCATAAGTATCAGGAAGATACTGATTCAAGAAGTCGAAGTTTGTAATATAGTTAGATTGCAACGCAACTTGTTTAGCTGAAGGTTGCAAATCAAACCCAGGCGTATTTAATGCCATAACTTTTTATTTTTTAAGGTTATTATTTGCGACTCTTAATTTTCAAGCCACGACCTGAGTCGGGGTTCATGGCTCTTACTTGTGTTCCTCCCTGCTTTGTTACTTCAGGGGTTCTGCGATCACCCATGTCGGTGTTTTTCATTTTACGCATAACCTCATCAGCACTAGCTGACTTGCCTTGCTCATAAAAGAACTTGGCAAACTTTTCGGGATTCATCGCAATAGACAACGCCTTATGATATCCTACCGCATCCTGAATGAGACCATTGTCATCCAAAAACTTCTTAATGAAATTCTGTGAATCACTCTGTACCTTCTTCAATTCAGCAGCATCTGCAGGGCTGAAAACAACATTCTTGCCTTCTTCAATATTGAACTCAAAACCTTTGAACTCGTTTCCGAAAACTTCATCTGTCTTCTTGAGAAACCATTCCTGCTTTCTCTTTACCTCTTCCTCATAGCTTGTCGCCTTTTGCACGTATTGGTTATATGCCTCAAGATTTTCTTTGTCCTCGTCCGAGATGGCGCTCCCTTTTGACTCAAGAGGGATGCTGTACTTCTCTTTCTCAGACTTGAAAAACTCCTTGGCTTTAGCAATAGCTTTCTTTTTTGCTAACTTAGCTTTCTTGATGTCTCGCTCGTCATCAAGGTCTTCGTCAAAACTATAATCTTCCATCATAGCCTCAACATCTTCTTCGTCAAGACCCATCTCAGTAGCTAAAAAATACTCCTTCAATAATTGGTCTTGACCAACACTTTCAAGGTCTCTATTTACCTTGATAAAATCATCAATGCCACGCCCTGTATCTCTTTTAAACTTTAGATACGCAGCAACGTCTTCAGGCATCTCTTCATTCTCTTCACGAGACTGAAACAGTTGCTCAACAGTATCAATGTTGCGACCGTAGCGGTTGTTAATATATAAAAGAACATCCTCTTCATTTAGTTCTAAGTCTTTAGTTTCTGTGGTCTGTGCAGTTTCTGCGCTAGCCTTGTCATTGTCAACTCCTGAGTTTGCTTCTTCTACTGAACTGTCAACCTCTGAGCTTACTTCCTGCTCGTGTTTTTCAAGCAACTCTTTTTCAACTTCCTGAACAGACTTTGAATCTACACTTGAAACTTCTTTTACTTTAAATTCCATCAATTAAATTTTTTACAAAAATAATACAATTAAATTATATGCTATCGAGGGTTGAACTCAGCGAAGTCAAACCCATCTAAAGTATCCTCATTAGACTCAAAGCTAATAGGAGGAAGGTTATTCTTTCTCTGATTAATCAACTTGCTCTGCTCACTATTCTGTTGGCTAATACGTTGAGCCTTAGCATCTTCTTTTCCTTTTTCACGTTGAGCAAGACCGTCAGTCTGCATCTTGTGTAGCTGAAGGTTGAAGTTAAATTCTGCCTGCATTAACTGCTGTTTCAGCATAGCTTCGTTCTTCATCTTCTCAATCTCAAAAGAAACCTCAGCCTGCTTGATTTGCATCTTAGACTGTGTCTCAGCCTGAATCTTTTGCATTGCTGTTTGAGCAGCCATCTGCTGAGACTGAAGCTGCTGTTGAGCCTGCATAGCCTGCTTCTGCATAACCATAGACTCCTCACGCTCCTGCTTCTTCATTCGCTTCAACTTCAAAAGCTGATTAGCAAGCTTAATGTTTTTCACCTCACGGATATCAATCGCATCCTCAAGGTTGATGTCACCCTTGCTAAGAGCCATCTGAATGTTTTGCTCTAGCATCTGCTTCTGCTCCTCATCAGGAGATATCTCAATGAAGATGCCAAAGTCATAGATGTATAGGTCAGATATCTCATGCAGGATACTTACATTGTATTTACCGATCTTATTGATAAAATCATCTCTAAAGTCAGAATACTCTAATATGTCAGCAACCCTGTATGATAGACCCTCCGAAAGAGTCTTAAACATGAACAAGCTTCCATCAAGAATGTGACGAGTAGCCGTGTTTGAGTTAAGTGCTGCTAGTTTCTGTACGCCTACCAACGAGTTAGAATCAATCGAACTTCCATCACGAGCCTCGTTAAGACCCGACACCTGACGAACCATGTCAAGGTAGTGGTTGTAGTTGGCAATAAGCATCTGAGTTTTTGATGCTCCTGAATTGGATGTCAACTGCTGAATAGGAACACGGGCATTGTTGAACTCACCATCCTGAGTATAGCTACGCCCAATAACAGAACCTGTTTGGAAGTAAAGCCTTAGTGCATCTTCAGGGTTGTATGCAGCTCCTGTACCTAAGTCAACCTCATTTAATCCGTCAGCATCAATAAATACACCATCAGGAACAGTGCGAGATATTACCTGCTGAAGCTTGAGGTGTGTCATCTGAATCAGGTCAGCAAACGGAATCATTCTCCGAACCAACGACTCAATAACACCCTTGTACATACGTGGCGCAACAGCAACATAGTTCGGGATAGCGTGTTGAGAAGATGACTTAGGTCGGCACATATTCTTTGCCAACTCCCACTTCAATAGATAGTTAGTACCCATGACCATAACGCCATCGTACCAAACATCAATAGTCTTTGATACCTTCTCGAAGTTACCCTCATCCATCATTTCAACAGGAGGATTGAAGGTATCATCCTTCTCAATCATTTTGATGTTTCCATTATTGGAAACCTTCTTCTTGTATGTAAAGGTATGCGTAGTCTTATAGTTAAAGTACAACAGCGTTACCGTGTCACGATAGAATATATCATTGTCGTAATACTGAGCAACATTAAAGTAGTCATACCAACTCTGACCCTTCTTTGATATCTCTTCTAAGTCTTCGTTCGTTAAGCTTGGGTCAATCTTGCGTAGCTCATTAACATTCACAGTCTTAACCTCTCCCCAATAGAAGCAGTCCTTAAAGTGTGGGTCTTCAGTGTAGCTATATACAATATTAGACGGGTCAACATAAGACACCTTTACTCCTTCTCCAATGTTGAACTCATGCTTTGCTACACCAATACCTAAAACTGTTAAGTCGTAGTCAAGTCGCTTACGAAGATCAATGTACTTGTTCTCCTCAAGCATGGTGTTAATTGCTTCCTCTTCTGCAATCTCAATAGCAGGCTTGTAGTTAAGCTGCATAAATAACGACAGTTCCTCATCAGAGTTTGGAAGCTCTTGAGGACTAACAATAAATGGGTTTGCACCTGTCTTCTCTTGAATCTTATTAAGGATAGGCTTGGCAACCATCTGCCCCTCAATCAGGTCTTGATACTTGCTACGCTTGGCTTGAGAAAGAGCATCCTGCGCATACGCCTTAACTTGGAACAGTCGATCAGACATACCGTTGACGACAATA